AAGAACCAGTTAGCGGCTTGAACAGGACTATCAAACTTGGTTTTTAAATACTCAGGAGCTCTGTCGTCTTTTAATCCATGAACAATCTGACCTTTCCAGTTGGTTTTCCAATCAGGAACAGCATTTACCATTTTGGTATAACGGCCAGCATGCATTTGGAATAAGCCACCAGATGTACCACCATCGCCCATCACACCGGTTTGGAAACCTGATTCACCTTTAATGTTAGCGAGGATGCCTTTAGCGTGAACATCCGAAACACCTAATGATTTCATGAAATCAAATACTTGTTTAGGTGTAGGATTAGAGTTATTAGAGCTGGCACTAGAAGGAAGTACAGGAGAGGAGGTATTAGATGCTCCAGGAGTAGAAAAGGTGCTTGGCGTAGAATTTGGATTAGTAGAGCTATCTTCAATATTTGCAGGACTTGGTAAACCTAATTCATTCCTAAGTTGTTCAATCTGAAGCCGCCTTAATTTTGACTCTTCTTCAAAGAAGGCTGCATTCTTCTCGGCCATGTCTTCCATGGCCTCTCTGTACTTGTCACGATCAGCTTTAAGAGCAGCCATTTCTTTTTGCTGCAGTTTAGCTTCCTCCATCATGTAAGCGCCAGCTGCGATGCTACCAGCCATGCGATTAACACCTTCCATACGAACAGCAGGACGCCAAATATCTTTAATAGCTTTATCCCTTTTAGTTTCAATATCTGTTGTTTTAGCTTCAGTACCTTCTTCTAATGCCGTACTAGCCATTAATGCATTACGACGTGCTGCAGCAACTTTTTTAAGAGCCTCGTTTGCGTTCGCTTGTTTAATGACTTGATCGACTTGGAAACCAGTCTGTTGAGCAGTATCATAAATTTCGGTGGCAGCATCCGTAACTGACTTAGCACCAGTCAGAAAACTTCCACCCTGTACGGAATTAAACTGCATAACACTTCTAAGCTTTATACATACATTGTACTTAGATAGAATGAATATAGTCTTGTAAAATTAATCTGGTAGTCATGGCAAGAACCGCAGATTTTAGGGATATCAATAAGAACGGTATTGACGATAGGGATGAAGGAGGTGAAGCGCAAGAAGGTGCTTCTACCAAACCTCAGGAATCTGTAGAGCAAACCAGCAAAGGTCTGAACATGTTTGGACAGATGATGGAGAAGTTTTTCGGTACATCTCAAAGTCCAGATGACAACTTAGGTCGTGATATTAAATATGGCTTGATGGGTGACTTTATTGGTAAGGGATTTGATAGTCAGTTAACTAAAGATATGGCTGAATTCCAATCAGGCTTGTATAAAGACAATGCTCTCTTTGGTGCAGACCTAGAACTGAGAAATCAACGTGATGCTCGTGCGGATGAATTTGGTTATGGCATGAGGGCCATGGATAAGCAGTTTGAACTGCAAGACGAATATCAAAACAGGGAGTTTGGTAGAAACATTGGTTACATGCAAGCTGGTGGGGAGCAGACCCGCAAGAACTACAGAGCACAGGGTGTTGAGGATCGGCTTTCCAGAATTACGCAGGGTGAGCAGGATCGCCTGAATACCGCTGCAGTGGGTGACCAGGCACGTAAGAACTATGAGTTTGAAGATCGGATTAACTCTCGTACTGAGGCCAGAGCACAAGACCGTTCTAATAGACTTGCACGAGGTTTCTGATGACCGTTGCACAATCTAAGACAGGTAAGGTATACGTCACTTATGTAGATCAGTGGCTAGACACCTTACCTGCTGCCGAGTCAGAAGACTTCAGAGAATTTGCTGAGGTAACTCCATCGGTTATTGAAATTTGGGTATATGCAGGAATCTTGAAATATCCAGGTACATTTAATGATATGGCCCGATGGGTCAAAATGAAATTTAAAAAGTTAAATCGCCGTGAGATACTCAATAGCGAAATTGCTGCTCTCCATTCCGATATACAAGACTTACGAATGGCCATTACCTCGGGAGAAATCAAAGGTTCGGATGGTGCGGCTCGCCTGGCTTCGTTGGAGAAGGAACTGCGCTCGCACATTGAAACGTCTGACAGGATGAATAAGACAACAGACAAACGTGGACTGATCCTGGCTGGTGCGGATCGTGTAATGCGTGAACTAACAGCTATTTTTAAGGACGATCCACATTTTGCAGAACCTATGGATAATGCAATGAATGCTGTTTGGGCCAAGATCTATAGTGAGCTGAACTGATGTCAACCAATCGTCCTGAATTAAAAGAACTCCCATCAATAGTAGATGTAGGAACATCAGGCATACGATTAGCAAATACTCTTCCTAAGGCACTGCCTCCGATCGATGAAGCTGGTTCTGGCACTTCAGCTAGGCAGATAGCTGATGCAGAGCTCAAGCGCGATATGGCTATTGCGTTTGCAGAATCTAAAGCAATGGCAGCACGTAGTAAAGCAATACAGCGAATTAGAGAACAACAATATGAACGTAGAGCTAGAGACTACGGTCTAAAACGTTGAAGCAAAATATTAGTTAGACTTGGGGTAAAGGTCTAACTTATGGCAATACCAAGCGCTGCATTAGCTTATAAACGATCAGCCTTAATGACAGCGACAAAGGTGACTGTCAAAGCACCTAGCGAGGAGGTGCTAGAAGCAAGAGATAACTTTCAAGCTTTTTGTAAATTTATGGGTAAGGCTCCAGCAAAGCATATGTTGGAGTGGCATGCCGAATTATGTACAGGGAAGGATAGCGAATGTCTATTAGGAATTGGAGGACCAAACACTGCGATCCTCGCACCCCGTGGATCTGCCAAAAGCACTGTCCTTGGTTTGTTTGCAGCTTGGATGATAGGCCGTCATGCCGCTGCCAAGAAGATGCTGCGAATCTTGTACATCGCGTACATGGTGGACATTAGTCGTGCAAAGTCAGCAACTATCAAAGGAATCCTCACGAGTAACAAATATCGGGAAGTATTTCCCATGGTTCGTTTATCGAAGATCAAACGTTCCGACGAATACTGGTCGATCGACTACGAGTTCGCAGGAATTGATACTGCAGGTGAAGAAGCGTTCACTATTGCGTGTGGTGGTCTCAAAGGTGCAATTACCTCAAAGCGATCCCAACTTGTTCTTATTGATGACCCTATCAAGTCAGCTGCTTCCATTAACAATCCAGATATTAGGAGAGAGATGGAAAGCACGTGGTCTAACGTTATTGCTCCGACCATGTTCCAAGGGGCACGGGCGATCTGTCTGGGCACGAGGTTTCACTTTGACGATATACACTCCACGCTATTTGTTCCAAAAAATAACTGGAAGCAGATTGTTCAACAAGCTGTTTTAACTGACGACGACGGCAAACAAAGATCGTATTGGCCGGAGTTCTGGTCAATGAAATACCTGAATGAAAGAAAGTTAGAAGATCGAGTTGCCTTTGCGTACCAGTACTTAAACACAGCTGTTAGGTCAACTGATGTTGGTATCTCTCCTGAGCTAATTATTAAAGGTGAGGTGCCAGAGGATTATGACTGCTTAGGGGTAGGTATTGACCTTAGTGCAGGTTTGCGAGAAAAGAATGACTGGACGGTGATGACCCTTGGAGGCATCAAAGAAGGCAAAATTTACATGATCGATCAACGTCGTGCCCGCACCATGGGCAATCTCGAAAAGATGGACCTCCTCTGCGAGATGCTTGCAGACTGGAACATCCTTGCCGAAAACGACGAAGGTCAATTCTTTCCAACAATGTCGCCGTGCGTAATATGGCCTGAAGCCGTTGCTTATCAGAACTCATTTGAAGGTGATTTCAAAAGGGTAGTAATTGAACAACGTGCTTTATACAACTTGTCCGTATCTCCTGTAAAAGGATTTAAAGGAGATAAATTAGCCAGATTAAGAGGCGTTCTAGGATTATATGAAAATAAGCGAGTGATCTGGAATAAGTGGCGAAAGTGGAATGTCTTAGAAGATGAGCTTTTGAACTTTGGTCACTCAGCACATGATGACGCAGTTGATTCGATGGTATTAACAATGGGCGGACTATTAAGAAGAGGAAATTTACAAATTGATTACAATAGTGATAGCTTTGATTTATAAATAACTAATGTCTAGAAAAGCTGGTAGCGAAGAATTTAAACGAGAATTAAGTCGAGCAGAAAGCAACCGGCGAGCACGTGAGGCAAAATCTAATAATCCTGAGACCGCCAAAGAAAGAGCTGATTTTGCAAGAAATCAACAAGAATATGATTTTGATTTAAGCGGGTATAGCGATAAAGAAATCTCTATGGCTCTTCAAGGTGAGAAATTTGGAATTGAGGACTATGAGCGCTTAACAGGTAAAGACTACGTTGCCCC